TCAAGTTTTAGATAATAAATTAAATTTGAATGATAATCCTATACTTGAGGGAATTGAAGTTTTAAGTTAAGTGCGGAAAAATCCCAAATCTATTATTTATGAATAAATATAATGGACAACAATATGTTTATTCAAGGAATCATTGTTAGCTGTGTTTATTTGATATTTCGATTTATCGAAATGCGATTTATTATTAAAGAGACTGTACCTCTGAAAAAATTAATGCGTGATACTTTAGTGGTTTATATTAGTTTTGTTTCGGGAATATTTGTTTATACCCAAATAGAACCTATTAAAAATATAACAAGCGTACCTGTAGTATTTACAAATAGTCCCGACTTTTAAGTTTTAGTCATAATTATTAATGTTATCAAACATCCAATCAAAACGCCAAATGCATCCGACCACATCGGTATAGTATTATCTGGAGGTATAACTGTTTTAATAGAATGGCTAACAAATGTACCAAAAATGACAGCCAATACACTTGCATAAACTTCCGCTATACCTGCGTCTAATAAATTACCTTTTGGCATGAATACTTTCAAATATTTTAATACATACCAAATACCTAAAACATCAATCAATCCTATTATAATACCATATGAAACCCCTACAAATATTGTTTTATATGTTATAGTTTCGCCATTGTTTAAAAACTCCGAGAAGGTCCATGGTTCTTTTTTTTTAGCTTTCCTAGCATTATTTTTTAAGGTAAATGCTATAAAAGACATTGCGGCAACAGATAGTATCGAAATGGCTATAAATAAATATCCCTTAGCTTTCTTGTTCATATGATATATATTAACAAGAAAAATCATGCATAAATCGGAAGAGCATCAATATCAATAAACTTCTTTTTACCACATTTCTTCCTATTTGAAACAAACGAACTGAATACCGGCTTCGATACTTGTTTTTGCGGTGTATGATTATGAACAGATCTGGCAATCATCTTATATAATTTAAAATCCGGATATCTCTCTTCGCCGCATTTTTTATATAAAATATTTCTTCCTTTATCATCACAGCACCACTCGCTTATTAATGCAGCGATTGGGTCGCCGCACGTTTTAATATCATCTATATCATCCATAAAAAAATCGTATAACGCGCAACCCAGTCTACATAAATCAAACGAAGGGTTGGGGTCCAATCTAGGTTTCTTGTCATTCATATATGGTTGACAGTTGTACTGAGTGGCAGCATCACCTTTTGGATGATAACTATCACTACAAATAAACTTACCTTTAAATGAATAGATAGATCTACCAAAATCTATTACTTTGAATAATCTCCCATAAGTAGGTACCTTATAATAAACTTTATTGTATCTATAATAAATGAATTGTTTGTCAGTTTTATTAAACATGATATTATTGGTATGAAGATCATTGTGCGTAAAATTAAACATCTTTTGATATGCTATTAGTGTCATAATTATTTGAAATAGGCAAGATCGCCATTCATGATCGGATAATTCTTCACCTAACAATGAATCAAGAGTTGCTTCCATCTTTTCCAAACAAATAATTTGTACTGGAAAATCTTTGATAATGGCATTGCAAATAATATCGGAATCCATACTACTAAAAGAAGACATGGACGCTTCTTCCTCCTCTTCATCGCTAGAAGATTCTTCTTCTTTATTTGAACCGTCTGAAGTATGGGATGAACGTGACGAACAAGTAGAATCGCTTTTTCTACTGCTATTATTTTGAGCGTTTTTATTTTTAAGATTAAATTCGAATACCAAAGCTTCTGTTAATTTTACAGGCTCATTATTTACAGTGGATGTGGTAATAAATAAATCATCGAAATTCTCTCCATTCAAAGAATATACGGATTTATTACTAATATTTCTATCAATTTGTAGCTTTTTTTTATAATTTCTGGTATCCGCGTCAAAAAACATTTCTTCATCAATGGCTTCAATATCAAATAATTTTCCTTTCTGTTCATGGAAATATTTGCTATCATTTAAATATTCTAAATCATCAAAAATATTCATATTGAATTTTTCTTGAATCCCCAAAAAAGACCCAAAAAAATCCAATCCATGAACAAATTTATGATGATGTAAAACGTTGCTAGTTAAATAGGTAAAAAATCCATCTACATAAGCTGAATTATTTGAATCAAGTACTTTAGGGTGACATTTATTTTCAGATAATTTTGGTAATGATTTTTTTATGTCTTCGGTTAAATCTCCATATTTCCCCACCATAAATTTAATGGGATCAATCAATGGAGAGAATTTGAAAAATGCTTTGGCACTTTCTTCATTATTATCAGATTTAACTTGACAATTATATGTATTTTTTTGATCTGTTTTTTCTAAATTTGTAATATGATATGGTTGATTTAAATTAATGTTTTGATAATTGGTTTCTTGTAGATTAAAAAATCTGCCATATAATGGAATATAATTTTGAATATGCTTAATTTTATTCAAGTCAAATTCCTTAAATAACGCTGAATTATCATTTTTTTTATAGTAAATTTCAAACATTTATAGTTATAGATAAAAGAAATTATTAATTTTAACTGGATTTGTGCGTAATTTATATATAAAATATTAAATAAGCATATAATAGCAATGAATTTGGAATTAAAGAAATTTGATATGAAAAATATATCCTTCAAAGCAAATGAAGCATCCGGACCAGTTATTGTATTAATTGGGAGGAGAGATACAGGAAAGAGTTTTTTGGTTAGAGATTTGCTGTATTATCATCAGGATATCCCTATTGGAACGGTAATCTCTGGTACAGAAGCCGGGAATGGGTTTTATGGTTCACTGGTTCCTAAACTATTTATACATGATGAATACAATACGGCTATTATTGAAAATGTTTTAAAAAGGCAAAAAATGGTGATAAAGCAAGTTAAAAAGGAAAAAACTGCTTATGGTAGATCAAATATTGATGGAAGAGCATTTTGTATTCTAGATGATTGTTTGTATGATAATTCTTGGTCAAGAGATAAATTAATGAGACTACTTTTCATGAATGGTAGACATTGGAAAATTATGTTAATTATTACAATGCAGTATCCTCTGGGAGTACCGCCAAATCTGCGAACTAATATTGATTACACATTTATTTTAAGAGAGCCTTATATTGCAAATAGGAAAAGAATATATGAAAACTTTGCTGGAATGTTCCCAACTTTTGAATCTTTTTGTCAAGTTATGGATCAATGCACTGAAAATTATGAATGTTTAGTTGTTTCAAATAATGCAAAATCCAATAAATTGGAAGACCAAATATTCTGGTACAAAGCAAGCGCCCATAGAGATTTTAAATTAGGAAGTAAAGAATTTTGGGAAATGAGTAAAAATTTAGGTAGTGATGACGAAGATGAAAGTTATGATCCTAAAGCTGGTAGAAAGGGACCAACTATTAATGTAAAGAAGAGTAGATGGTAATTAAATTATATTTACTTTGGCGAATGATCCACCGCCCAAACTTACATTTGTTTCATATTTATTTTTTGAGAATCCTTTATAATCAAAAGAGCATTTATGCTCTTCAAATTGAAAATGTTTTGAACAGAATGTAAAACCACATCTACATATTTTTGTTTGTTGTGTCAAATTAAGTTTCTTTCTACACCCATCAAATCCACATCTATGCGTTTTCTTTTTCTTCATTTTTTGTGGTTTTTTCTTTGGAGCAGGAGGAGGATCAGTGTTTATTTCTATTCTATTTTCATTAACCGGCGTAATACAGCATCTTCCTTTTAAAGAATTCGATGGAATTTCTGCAGGGTAGTCGTGCGATTGATTCATTATTGTTATATAAGATATTGATTATATTTTATATAAGTAAGTCAATTAATTTCAATTTAATACTTTTTAAACTTTTTTATCATCATCTTTTTCTGAAATGGTCATTTCAACATTTGTTTCTTGTTTTTCAGCTTCTTTTTTATCAGTTTCGCGCGTTCGAATATTATCACCTTCAAACAATTCCTTTCTAATATCGGCTGAACTTACAACCTCTTTTTCATTTATTTTACCTTCAATAGTTGTTACCCCAACACCTATCAAATTACCATCTTTGTCTACATTTTGAGTTAGTTTATTACCACTAGCTTTTGCAACTTTAATATTTTCCTCTATTGCCTTTTTCTTGGTTTCAGCCACTCTCTTTTCAAACTCATGTTTCGCTTGCCTTTCATTTTTATTCTTTTCATGCATCAATTGGTTCAACTCCTCTTCAAGATATTCAACGCGACCAGTTTTATATGCCTCTGGATCC